ATGGTATTATTGTAGTAGATCATTTGGTAGATATAGTAAATAAAGATAAAGTATGCAAATGTTCTTTAGTTCCTAATGCCATTATTTATTGTAGAGAAGATTCCTCTTTTCATAAATTAGAAGTTACTAATGAAGAAATCACAGAAACCAATTATAACGATCATATTAAACCCCTAGATCTTGTTACTATGGGGTCTTTAAGTAATCAATTAAATGAATTTGCTAAAAACTTTATTCCTAAAGAAGAATCTGAAAGACTTGCATTTATTTGTGACGTAATGGCTTTAAAAAATATGTTTAAACTATACTATAGTCAAATAGATGAAGAAAATAAAGAAGATGGGACTACTTCTTATACATTATATTTTGATATACAAGAAGAGGATAATATAGCTTTTAAACCTGATGATTTATCTTATCCATTAACTAGAGATGGTGCTTCTTTAACCATTTCTAAAAAAGGGCATGATGATATCATTTGTCCTTATGATAATGATAAACACGGATTTACAGTAAAAAATATAATTCCTTGGGATTCTAATGGAAATCCTATAGAGTATCCTACCAGTAAACGTAATTTAAAATTATCTCTTAAATATATTTCTGAAACTGATCCTAATGCAGAACATCCTAAAGATTTTCATTTTTATGTGGACTTTCCTGATATAAATACAATTCAACAAAAAATTGAGGCACAAAATACACCTCAAGAATCTGGCACTTTTGGGATATTCTTCTTAAAATATCCTTTAGATAAAAAAGAGGATCCTAATTATTTCAAAAAAGTAGGAGAAGATTATATTCCTAAATTAGTTTCTCCTCCAGGAGAAGATCAAAACTATTTGATGTGGGCATATTTGGCATCTATTGATATTTCTTATACACTTGATAAGAAAAATGTTATTGCTCCTTATAAGCATAAAGTTAGTACTTTTTTTACAAGGCCCTCAACATACTTTGGAGAAAAAAATACTATATTTGTTAGAACCAAGGAAGATATAGATAGAGATAATACAGGAACTCTTCTTAACGTTCTTCCTATAATGGTAAATGGAGTATTGTATTTATTTAAGAAATATCCATTAGATCAAATAGATGATGAAAGCCTTAAAACAAGAATTACCCCTAATTCACACTTATCATTGTTCTATCATGTATTCCCTGAACAGATAGCTAGTAAAGATTCTCCTCAAACAATTTTAATGTTAGACTTTATTGCTAATAATCCTAATAGTGTAACTTAAATAAAATACGATGTCAGATTGAATTCTGACATCGTATTAAATTGACTTTATATGAATATATGGAGGTTTTGATATGTTTCTCGATGATGCATATGTGATAGATTCTTATAATAGAAAAGTATTAAAAGTATCTAATGATATATCTACTGAACTTTTCAATTTAGAAAAAGAGGATATAGTTACAGACAACAAAGACGTTATATCTATAGATGATTATACTAAGAATCTTATAAAGAAATATTTAAAAATATCTGATACAGAAATAGAAAAGATTGTAAATAGAAAAGATAATACTACTAAGAAGAAAGAACGTTCTGGTTATTCATCTATCTTGGTATCTCAAGATAAGGTTAGCTTATTTATCACTAATAGAATTACTAACTATTTATACCATTATAAAAAAGACGCAATAAGTGGAGAATTTTCTTTATTCCAAAAGATCCGTGTAGGTAAGAAACCTGTTGCTTGTTGTGAAGATCCTAATGGTAATATCTATGTAGCAAATTATGGAGACAATACAGTTTCCAAGGTAGAAATTCCTACATTTAAATCTAAACTCTTAGGTAATGAAGAAGCACAAGATAAAGTAGTTAAAACTATGGTAGTTTCTGCTGGTCCTAGATCTATTGTATCTGATGAAGAAGGTACTATTTGGGTAGCTTGCTATTTATCACATAAGATAGATCCTATCAATGATACAGAGATAGGTGGTATTGTAAATAAGATCGTAAATGCTACTGTAGTAGATCAGATAATAGTAGGTAATAATCCTTCATCCATTACTTGTGATATTAATAATACTATTTGGGTTGCTAATGCTGGGTCTAATACTGTATCTAGAATCGTAAAATCTAAACGTATTGTAGATTTTGAAGTGGGGCCTAGACCTATGGCTATTGTAAATGATTCCTTTGGTAATGTATATGTAGCCAATTATGAAGGAAATTCTGTTACTATGATAGAAACTTCTTCTAAAGCTATTGCTGCTGGGGATAATATTACTACGATTCCTGTAGGAGAAGGACCTAATGCTATAGATATTAATTCTAAAGATGAGATACTTGTAGTATGCGGATTAGGAAATATTATTTATAAGATATATAATAAGAAAGTTATATCCACTATAAAAGTATGCGATTCTCCTGTAGCTATCGGAGATTTTACAGGATGTGCTACTTATAATAAGCTGAATATAATGGCTAAAGACGAAGAATCTGATAAAAAAGATAAAGAATTAAATGATATAATAGAAAAAGCAAAAACTACATCAGAAGAAATAGAAGATCTTAAATCCAAAGTAGCTACTAATACAGAAAATATAGAAGGTTTAAAGAATAATACTTCTCTTAAAACAGAATTTGATGAATTCAAAAATACAGTAAATACTAATATAGAAACTATCAATACATCAAAGGCCTCTAAAGAAGATTTAGATACTTTCAAATCAGAAACTAATACTAAAATAGAAGAAGCTAAAGCTAATGCTATATCACCTGAAGATAGAACTAGAATTGGGTATATTGATACTCTTAAAGAGAATATGATGTCTAAAGAAGATTTAGCAAATCTTAAAAAGAGAATAGATATAGAAGATAATTTTGGAACTTTATTTATAACAGTTATTGATATAGAATTTAAAGAAGAAATTGATGGGGCAATATATAAAGAATATTATTTAATCGATTTTAGTATACATTATGATTATAATAATCCAAAATTACTGAAAGATTTCGAAAATATTCCTCAATCATCAGAGCATAACCCAATAACTTTTGAAAAAGATGGTAAAAAATTAACTGTAAATTATAATGAAGAATCTAGTTATTATAGATTAAAAATAATTGAATCTGATAGCACAATAGATAATTTTGTTAAAGATGATTTTCCTTTTAATTATGAAAAAGTAAAAATTAGTTGCAAATATCGAGTAAAAGATGAGTATGACAGCAATGGAAATAATTTATGGAAACCAATATATGGATATAATAATATAGATTCTATAAAAAATATCAGAGATAGATTATATTATAGAGATCATACTTTTAGATATGGTATAGGGATGGATACTTATTTAAAAGATACAAGCACTTTAGACTATATTACTTACAATGGAAAAATATATCCGAATATATTCTATAATTATACTGGTAATGATTATGATGAATCAAAGAAATCAAATCATACAGTTTTATCTGGCTATAATGAAATGTTTTATACAACCTATTCTAGTAGTATGAGAGAAGTTTCTATAGATTATATATATAATAAATACTCGAGCAAAGAAATAGAATACAATTATGGTTATCAAATAATAAATACAGCATTTAATAATTATTCTTTAACAAAAACTAATTCAACTACTGATAATAGGGAATACCAATCATATTTATTTATAATATTAGATGATTCAAAACTTAATGATAATAGGTTATTGAGTGATTTAAGAGAAACTTCTTATGGAGGCGGTGTTGCAAATTATAATAAACTTAGAGTTAAATTTGATGACAAAACATATTATTTTGATTATTATCCAAAAGAATTAGGTGGAGACAAATTACTTGATAAAGATAAAAATGCATTAATTTATTATTGTAAATTAAATATGGATGAATTACCAGTTATTTCTGATTTAGATCATAACCATACGACTATAGTAAAAATATTCCTAAAATAATATACACTAAAATACTATATGATGTCAGGGATAAACTCTGACATCATATTAATTATTTTAAATAAAATAATTAATTTTTTATTTATTAAAAATGGAGGTAATCTATATATGTTTCCGAATGATTTATTCGTAATTGATGCATATAAGGCTAAAGTATTAAAGATCTCTAATGATGTATCCTCTGAAATTTTTGATCTTGAAAAGGAAGTAGGTATTGTAAATCCTAAAGATACCACTCCTAAAGAAGAAAATCCTGTAGAAACTATTACAGGGCACGGGAAGAAAGATCCTTTTGCTGGTAAGCCTGGTTATTCATCTATTACTGTATCTCAGGATAAGGTAAGTTTGTTTATTACAAACCGAAATAATGGATATCTTTATCATTACAAGAAGAATGTTGGTGAAGGAAAGTATACTCTCTTCCAAAAAGTAAAGGTTGGTAAACAACCTGTTGCTTGTTGTGAAGATCCTAACGGTAATATCTATGTAGCAAACTATGGAGATAACACCGTTTCCAAGGTAGAAATTCCTTCTTACAAAAACACCTCTGCTACAGAAAATGAAGATCTTCAAGATAAGGTTGTTAAGAATATTGCTGTAGCAGCTGGCCCTAAATCCATTGTATCTGATGAAGAAGGTACTATTTGGGTAGCTTGCTATCTTTCTCATAAGATCGATCCTAAGACAGGTGCAGATCTTGGTGGTATTGTAAATAAGATTGTAAATACTACTGTTGTAGATAGCATTAATGTAGGAAGCAACCCTGCTGCTATTACTTGTGATACAAGCAATACTATTTGGGTAGCCAACTCTGGTTCTAATACTGTATCTCGTATTTTGAAATCTAAGAAAGTAGTAGATTTTGAAGTGGGTGCTCGTCCTGTTGCTCTTGTAAATGATTCTTATGGTAACGTTATTGTTACTAACTATGATGGAAATACAGTAACCATTATTGAAACTTCTTCTAAGGCTATTAAAGAAGGAAATAATATTACTACTATCCCTGTTGGCAAAGGGCCTAATGCTATTGATGTAAACATGGATGATGATGTTTATGTAGTATGCGGTTTAGAAAATACTATTCATAAGATTTCTGGTAAACAGGTAGTATCTGTAGTAGAAGTTTGTGATTCTCCTGTAGCCTTTGGCGATTTCAGTGGTTGTGCTAATTATAATGCACAAAATGTAATGGCTAAAGCAGACAAAGGAACTACAGAAGAAAAGATTCAAACAGCTCTTGATAAAGCTAAACAATCTGAAGATTCTGTTAAAGAAATGAGTGCACGAGTAGAACATGCTCTTGAAGATGTAAAAACAGCTAAACAGGCTGTAGAAGCAAAGACAGAACAGATTACAGAAGCTGTTACAAAAGCTGGTAATGCTGAACAAAAGGCTACAGCTAATGCTGAATCTATTGAAGCTATTAAGACTGGTAAGCTTGAAACAACTGTATTTGAATCTTATAAATCTGCAACAGTCGAAAAGATTGATGCTGCTACTCAAAAGGCTACTACTAATGAAGAAAACATTGGTCAGATTAAAACCAATAAACTTGATGTAAGTGTATTTGAATCTTATAAAACTGAAGCTGATGGTAAGTTTGCTACTAAAGCAGAATTAGCTGCAGCTGGTACATCTGGTAGCGGTGCTGGAACTGGTACAGCTAGTTTAACTCCTGCTGATCAGGCTAAGATCAATAAGATTGATGGTATTGAAACTGATGTAACTAGTATTAAAGCTGTTACAGATGGTTTGAAAGATAAAACTTTTGTAGAAGATTCTGTATTTACAGCCTATAAATCTGAAGCAGAAGGTAAATTTGCTACTAAAGACGAAATTACAACTTCTGGTACAGGTAATCTTAGTGTAGCAGATAAAGCTAAGATCAATAAGATTGATGATATTGAAACTGCAGCTAATGCTGCTAAAGCTGTAACAGATACAATTAAGGATAAAACTTTTGTAGAAGATTCTGCATTCAATGCTTATAAATCTGAAGTAGAAACTAAATATGCTACAAAGGCTGAAGTTACAACTGCTGGGACTGGATTAAGTTCTGATGATCAAGCTAAGATTGCTAAGATCGATGGAATCGAAACCAAGGCTGACGATGCAAAGGCTGTAACTGACACTCTTAAAGGAAAGACTTTCGTAGAAGAATCTGCATTCAATACATACAAATCTGATGCTGATGGTAAATTTGCTACTAAAGCAGAATTAACTTCGGCTAGCTTGAGCTCTGAAGACCAGGCTAAGATTGCCAAGATTGATACTGTTGAAGCTACTGCCAATGCAGCAAAAGCAGTAACTGATACTCTTAAGGATAAGACTTTTGTAGAAGAATCTGCATTAGACGCTAAATTTACAGAAAAATTGCAGCCTGTAACTCAGGATGTAACTTCTAAATACAATGAACTTAAGCAGTCGATTGAATCTGTTTCTACTGCTGGGCTTCCTGAAAATGTAAAACAGGATATTCAGTCTGCTAAAGATGCTGCTGCTAAGTTAAATGAATTCGAATCTAAAGTAACTGAAGCTAAGAATGCAGCTGATAGCATCAATGCTGTAAAAGCAGATGTTGCTGCAGCTAAAGCTGTAACAGATTCTATTAAGGATAAAACCTTCGTAGAAGAATCTGCATTTGATACTTATAAATCTGATGCAGATAGTAAGTTTGCTACTAAAGCTTCTCTTACTGAAGTTAAGAATGTAACAGATGGATTGAAGGATAAAACCTTTGTAGAAGACGCTACATTTACTGCATATAAGTCTGAAGCAGAAGGAAAGTTTGCTACTAAAGCAGAAGTTACTGCTGCTGGTACTGGCTTAAGTTCTGATGATCAAGCTAAAATTGCTAAGATTGATGCTATTGAAACCAAAGCAGATGATGCTAAATCTGTAACAGATACTCTCAAAGGTAAAACTTTTGTAGAAGATTCTGCATTTACTGCATATAAAGATAATGTTTACAAAAACTATGCTAATAAACAATATACAGAATCTGCAATGAGAGCTTTTCAACATGATCTTCAATCTTATCAAGAAGCTGATAAAGAAACTAAGAAAACTTTACAAGAAATGAAAGCTGTTACAGACAGCGTTAAAGATAAGACTTTTGTAGAAGATTCTACATTTACTTCTTATAAATCTGAAGCTGAAGGAAAGTTTGCCACTAAAGAAGAAGTTGGTGCTGCTGGCACTGGCTTGAGTTCTGATGATCAAGCTAAGATTGCTAAGATTGATGGAATTGAAACTACAGCTAATGCTGCTAAAGCAGTAACTGATACACTTAATGGTAAAACTTTTGTAGAAAAATCTACATATGATGCATTTGAAACAGAAGCTAGAGAAAAATTTAAAAAAGTCACTGACTTAGAAACTGGAATGAGTGCATTAAATAGAAGAAATTTAATTGAACGTGGAGATCTAGATTCTTTTAAGACTGAAATAAATAATGCTTATGCACAAAAATCTGAACTGAATGATCTTTCTAATAGATTAAATGATTATGCTACTCAGAATTATGTAGAACTTAGTATTAATTCAGCTAAAGGGGATTTGGCTACAAAAGCAGAAGTTCAAGCTATCCATGGATTAACTGAAGATGATCAGACTAAACTTGCTAAATTAGACACTATCAATAAAGAAGTAGATATTCTTAATAAATTAGATGCACTTCATATTAATATTCTTAAATTAGAACCTAATTCTGATGCTAATACTAATACAGTTTACTTTGAATTTGATGAAGTAGTTAATCCTATTTCCTTGCCAGAAGATTTTGATTTAAGTAATGGCAATATTTTAAATTCAAATGACGCAAGTTCTCATCCTCTTAAATTCGTATCTCTTGATGGATCTAAGACTGAAACATGTAGTGTTGGTACTTTCAATGATTCTGTTTGCTTTAAACTTACATATTCTACTATAACTAGTACTAGTTTCCCTCTTGGGGATAGCTCTTTTGTTGCTAAAGCAATATTACCATACAATCCTTCTAGTACTACAGAAGGGGTTCAATACTCGGTATTTAAAGAAGTAGAATTTTATATTAGAACTATTGATGATAATACTTTAAGAGAAAAAGTAAAATCTGATAAAATTCAGATGTATGTTGCTTCTGGTTTGTTCCCTGTTGTTAATAGAACTGATAGCACTGGAACATATGAACAATATAATGGAGATTATATTCCTAGTTCTACCAAGGTAAATGCTGAATCTTTATTAGAATTTGATGACTTTATGTCTACATCTAAAATTGGAATCAAAAGAAAGAATTTTGAAAATGCAATAGATATAGTTGATCAAGATGCAGCTATTACAATTCCTTTAAATATTAAGGAAACTAGTAATTTAAGAGGACGTATTCCTCATAATGATTTTAATACATTATTCTTTATTTTACCTAAAGAATTAACTAATGGAGTAGAAAGTATAAATGTATTTATGGATTACCAAAGACAGATTGTTCATAAATATCCTGAAGAAAAGATTACTAAAGAAGCATATAAGAAATACGATGTTTATTACTTCATTTCTAATACAAACATTACAGAAAATTTGTATTTAAATATTGTTTTATAATCTAATTTTTAATAGAGTAAGTGGGTTATCCACTTACTCTATTTTATTTATTTTCACATTATATTAATTAACTTTGATTGGAGGTAAATAAATCAATGAGTGAAGTAAATAAATTTATAATGAATGTGAATAATCAAAATCTTCTCATTGAAAATTCTGGTCCTCTTCCTGTAACAGATTCTAATGAAGTTAAAGGAGGGAGGTTTATTGTTAGAACTAGAACTGAAAGAAACCAAATTCCTTTAAGTAAGCGTAAAGTTGGAATGAGTGTATATGTATTAGATGATAGAAAAGAATATATCTTATCTAATCAAAATAACAACCCAACTACATCAGATACAGATTGGACGGTTCAAGAAATTGCTAATGCGGTGACTGCTAATAAATTAGCTCATCCTGTAACTATTAATGGAGTTAGCTTTGATGGATCTCAAAGTATCAGTATTGGTAGTGGTGAAGCATATACTAATGATGAAATCTTAGCATTGTTTAATACAACCAATGTTTCTATCAGTAGAGTATATGATACAGTTCTTCCTAACTATGCAATGAGATTTGTAAATACTATTAATAATGAAAAATCTAGTATCGGTGAAACAAACGTAACTAAAGATTTTACTATTAATAATGGTGATCCTATTAAGATTGAATTATATAGAGTTGATAAGATTATTTCTATTCCTAATTATAAAATCTCTTATGAGTTAAATAAATTGGATAGAAATTTAGATATTGATAAATTGGGATTGAAGATTTATAAGAACAAAGATACTGCAGATCTTATTCCTAATGGCGTATTTACATCTGATAAACTTGATAGTATAGTAGATAATGTAGTTGGAGATACTACTTATACGCTTAAAGATGGGTTTAAGAAAGCTATTAAACTTAGTGCTATCTTTGATAATAACTTAGTAAGTTATTATAACATTGATAAACGATTGAATATGACAGAAGAAATAAAATCTATCTCTTTAGTTGAAAACGGTCAATCATTTAGAGTCAATGTAACTTTCAAAACCAATTCAGGAAATCTTGGAAATGTTGTTACTATTATCGTAGAAGTACCTTATAAGGTTCCTGGTAAAGATAATGTAGTTAAGTTTGCTTATAAATATTGTAATATATCAAGAGCATCTGCAGGATCTTTAGTATATACTGGTAATATTGATGATATCGGTAATAGCTTTTCTAGATATAATTTCTTAAATAATAATGATGGAGAATTAGATAACTTTGCTGTAAATATTATTCTTGCTCCGTCTGAATCTGTACCAGACTTTTTCCAAATTTAATATATAGAAAGGAATATTATTCATAATGAGTAAATTTCTTAATTTAGATAATTTAAAAACATTCCTTTCGGAATGTAAACGAATTTTTGTTACTAAATCCCCTGGAATGGGATTATCTGAAAGCAACTTTACAGAAGAAGAAAAAGGAAAACTGTCTACTGTAGAAATGTCTGCTCAAGCTAATAAGATTGAAAAGATAAACTTAGCTGGGAAAGAATTATTTCCTGTAAATAAAGTTGTAAATATAGATGCGTACACAAAGAAAGAAATTAATGATCTTATCAAAAAGATTCCTAATTTCAAAATAGAAGTAGTAACAGCTCTCCCCACTTCTAATATAGATGATGCTACCATTTATCTTGTAAGAGGAACTGGATCTGGGGAAAATATGTATGATGAATATCTCCATGTAAATAATAATTGGGAACGTTTAGGTGGGCAAAGCCAGTCTCTCGATCTTACTAATTATGCTACTAAAGAAGAACTTCCTAAGAAAGTATCTGATTTAAAACAAGATATTCAATACATGGATTTTATTAATAATATCGATGTATGCCCTATGTATATTTCTCCTACAACAGGTACATTAGACATTTCTGAAAATCTTGTAGTATCTAGTACTTTCGCTGATAATGTAACTAGAAGATCTAGATGTACTACTTATGGCGTAGTTGGATCTACAGATGCAAGCACACCGAGTACTATTACTATTAATCTTCCTGGAACATTAGATGTGAATAGTATTATTCCTGTATTTCCTAAAGAGCCGTCAGAGCAAAATGATAGATTCAATGCTCATAATTTAAAAGGTACTGCTTTGTTTACGATAATTATTAAAACTTATGGCAATTCTAAAATAGCGTTTGGAACCGGTGCCGCCTCTGTAGTATTTAATAGAGAATCTAAATACTCCTCTTTAGAAGCATTGAATAATGATATTATTAAGACTAATGGTGTTATAATTCTTAAGATAAACTATATTGGTGGTATATACTTTATTGAAGATATCAAACAATATTACGTAAATTTTAATGTAAGTGCATCCAGAGGGGCTACAATAATGATAAACAATATAGCGGCTAATGGAACAACGGTTCGAGTTCCTTATAGAGAACCAGTCAGAGTTTCGGCAACCAATGAGCCTGGATACACTATAGTGTCGTTGCATGCAGCTCCAGCAAATAGTCCCGTGCAACCTCCTTCAGAGTAATTAGATCTAAGACAATAAAATAATTTTATTTTATATTTTTTAAAGGAGAGAATCACATGTTAGGATTGACAAGAAAAAGCAAATTGGTAAAGGCTCAAAATGAAATCGAAGAATTGAACAAAACCATTGAAGCTCTTACAGAAGAAATTGAAGCTATTAAGAAAGAGAAAGAAGAAATTGTAGGTAAGATTGAAATTGCAGAAAAAGCTGCTAAAGATAAACAAGAAGAATTAAATAAGCAGATTGAAGTATCCCTTAAACTTCAAGATCAGATTAAAAAAGTAGAAGTTGAAAAAGCTCCTGCTGTAAAGAAACCTGCAACTCATAAACGTACTACTACAACAAAAAAGAAAACAACTACATCTGCTGATACTAAGAAAAAGACTACTACAGCAACAAAACGTAAAACGACTACAAAGAAGAAAGCAGAAGAAGCTGACAAATAGTAGAAAACTATTAAGTAAGTAGTATATATTTTTGATTAGAAAGGACTTATAAAAATGCCTACTTTCACCTCCGCTCAATATAGGGCTTTGGAAGTTCGATATAAGAAAGTTGTTGAACTTTCTAAACAACTCCAAGCTAAAGTAGATGAACTTAGTAAAGGTCATTCTAGTGGATCTGGTTTAGTTAAAGAATATAATGAACTTAAAGCAAGTTTTGAAAATTTGACTAAACGTGAAAAACTGGAAATTGATGCTCTTAATAACCTGAGTGTTGCTCTTCAAACATACAAGGATCAGGTTGCACATTTTACTGCTGAAAATCCCATAGTTCCTCCTTCGGATGATACTATGACTGATAGAGTAGTAGAATTATCTAAAGAGCTCGATGCTTGTAAAAAACAAGTAGACGACATGCAAAAACAGATTACTAGTTTAAATAAGTTAAATACAGATATCAGTTCTGAACTTGTAAAGAAAAACAAGGAATGTTCTGATATGAGTGCTGATCTTACTAAGAAAGCAGCAGAACTTAAAACAGCTAGTGAAAAGGTAACTTCTCTTCAAACTGAATTAGATTCGACTAAAGAAAATTATACAACAGCACAAGCTGCTTTAGATGAAGCTAATACTGAAAAGAAAACCTTACAAGATAAAACTTCTGAACAAGAAAAACAGATTGGTACATTGAATGCAGATATTGCAAAACTTCAGGAAAAAGTTAAGAAACTTACTGAAGAAGGAGTACCTGCAGATGATGGATCTACTACTGAAGATTCTTATAAGAAGGTTTCTATGTTTACTGTAAAACCTCAAGAAGGTATTACCTTTAAAGCAAATGGTAAAGTTATTGATGGAAGTGTATTCTTCTTAAAAGGTAGCTCTGTTACCATTGAATGCTTTAAAGATGGTATAAAGACAAAAAATTTTGTCTATGAAGAATATTAATATTTGGAGGTAGCTTATAAATGGCTAACAAAGTACTTGAAAAAATTGATTTTACTTCTATTAAGAGTGAATTGATTGATAATGTACAAAACGTTGTTACTGATGAAGCAAAGAAGTATTTCACCAAATGGTTGAAAGAATCTGGTATGCCTCAGATTAAAGAAGTTGTTGATGTTTATACTGCTAAGCTTAAAGAAGATGCAGCTAAAGAACAGGGTTGGTGCAAAATCCGTGATGGATTCCTCCTTCCTACTGTAATCCTCTTCTCCTTTACAGTTCTCAATAATCTTCTCGCTAAAGTAGTTGAAGAAACGAAATAATACTATTACCCTATCAGGTTAATTCCTGATAGGGTATTGGTTTGACACTTATATAAAATACATTTTTTAAACGGTGATTTTATATGAATAAAGAAAAAATATACTTACCAAGAGATCTAAATAGTATGGTTCATGTAGCCGATGGTATCAAGCATAATAGATACTATATACCAGACCCCACTTTACCATTTACCTATGAAGATCTTATTGAACATAAAGACTGGTTTATTACTTTAGTACATCATAACGTATTAGAGCATATGAAGAATGATACCCTGATCAAGTATACGGTGAAGTTCTTTAAAGATGATATTACTGAAACTCCCAGTCCTATAAATATAGCTTTACAAACTAAGCATCCTACTAATAATAGTATTGTAAATTCCCAAACAGCAATTTTAGCTGGAAAGATTCCTGAAGTATTGAATGAGTCATATTATGATAAGTCTTTAATTTCTATTCCTATAGCTCATATTTTAAACTTAGATACAATGGCAGCAAAACCTTATTCTGGAGTAGTATGCTCATTACAAATAGATATTCCTAAATTAAACTATGATAATCATATTTATTATGAATTCGAATCTGCTACAGATTATGAAATAATGAATAGAGTAGGGTTATTTGAATGGATTATCTCTGATGGTATTTATGGGGATGGAAATGTTTATTATAGAAAAATAATATACGGAATTCCTAGTGAAATACAAAATAAAATTATAATACCTGATGTTGATAAAGATGATGATGAATATGTTGGAGAGGATTAGAATATTATGGCTATTAGAAAATATTTTAATACACTTAGATTTACAAAGGAAGATGGAATTGTTGATCATGGATTAATAGGAAAGAGCTGGGGTAAAGAAGAAAGTGGTGGATCTATTTTATTTTCATCTCCTTCCTGTATTCAAGATCCTTATTTAGATTTTAAATACAATTCAGCATCTTTCTTTAAAAAGAATTCATATTTATATAATATGGATAATATTACTCTTAGATTAGACGGGTTATTCTGCGTTAGTTTTTGGTTTAAACTTCATGATTCTGCTATAGTTAAACTAGACACAAATAAGAATAAAAATAGGTATATCCCTGGGTTAGAATTTTCTGATGATAAAGGAAACGTCATAAAAATCCTTGTAGGATATTATAATGATAGCCCTGAAAAAATCTCCACTGCATTCTTTATGAATGGTGAATCTTTATATGAGTACCCATATAATATCAATACTGAATGGCATCAGATTATGTTTAGTAGAGGAGCTCATAGTTTAGATAGATTCTTCTTTGATGGAAGAAAAGTAGTAGAATATGAAAATACAGATATTAATATAGGAACTATTTTAACTAATCTTAAATTTGGTAATCCTGATTATGGTCCTAATAGTGAAGATTATGAATATGAATTAGATCAATTGCAAATATCTGATGATTCTACCTATGAAGATGATTTCGAAATAGGAGACTTAAGACAAATTGTTCAAAAGTTTCCTCCAGTAGAACTTCCTGATCATAATGAAGCCGAATCTGTTTATATTAAAAATACAAAATATGCTGCTCCTTTTAATTATACTGATAATGAAACAGCTTGGGATAAAATATTATATGATATTCCTATAACTAGACCTGTATATTATACTAAACCAAGATATGCAGACTTAAATATGATCAATAAGATCAGATTTGAAGAAAATAATAGTGTATCCCATTCTAGTTTTAAATCTTACAGATATCCTGAAATAGAACAATAAATAAGAGCATAGGTCTAAGACCTATGCTCTATCTTTTTAGTAATCAGTCATATCTATTCTTCTCTTAGCTATATCTTCATTATATCCTATTATAAACCCATAATCACGCATCTTAAATCCAGAGGCAAAACATCTTAAATTATAAGTTTTACCAGGAGTAACACCCATGATTATATAATAGGAATACTCTTCGGGTTTTGCAATATATTCATTATATGCAGGAATATACCATTTAGAATCTGTATGAGAAATATAAGGATTAAACCATGGAGTCTTTGTATCTAAATTATAAATACCAGTTCCAGAGAAAGGAGGATATGTTTCAGCTACAGTTTCACCATTTCGTATTCTATTAAATACATCAGTCATTGTTGCATATCCGTCTGTTACATCAGACCATTCATCTGATTTAGAATGCCATGTATAGTTTACAACTACTCTATCTACATCATTAGGTATAGTTATAACTCTATCTCTAATATGAGTCCATAGATCTCTCTTTTCATCATATCTATTACCTGCACTATTGATAGGAATTAATCCATAAGCAAAAGATAATTCTGTAGCATCTGATGCAGTAAGAATTCCATTATCCATAATAGGAGTTGTATTAGATATATTAGGAGTGCCAGGTCTATATCCTTTTTCAGGAATTATAGTAGGATTGATAGTATCTCCACGTAATACATAGATTATATCATCATTAGTATATTCTTTTCCATTATAAACTACACTAATTCTTTGATGAGGAACTTGTTGTATTTGTATAGCATATTTAGGTATATAATTTAGTTGAATAGGATCATTGAATAAGAAGCTCTTATAATCTATTTTAAACATCTTAGCATTAGATACATTTATATCAGCAGTAACTACATTAGGAGCTAATGTAACTTCAATGACTCCATTACCATTCTTTCCTCCTAAAATATCTTTAGAAAAGCTACCAATCGTATAGTCTTCGATATTCCCATGAATATATTCATTTACATATTTAGGAACTTTGTTTCTACTTTTCCTTAATTTAAATTTAGGAACCAATGAATCTACTTTAGGACTAAGATTCAATACTTCTAGATTATATCTAGATTTAATATCAGTTGAGATCTTATGAATGGTATTAGATATATCTAATTCATCTTTTCTATCAACTAATTTACCATTTACAAATATAGCCGTTAAATTCTTATTCAGATTTCTATCTATTTCATTTTTATTATAATAAATATAACCACTCATAGGAAGCTCAGGAATGGCTTTATTATATTTTGTTCCAGTATAGAAACATATTACATCTAGAGTGTCACTGCTTTTTATATCTAAAGAATCTGATAGATTTAAAACTCCTTTATAAATATTGATTGTATAATCTGCCCCATGAATTAATTCTTTTCTATTAAAGAAAACCTTAAACCTATTTCTTATATCAAGAATCATATAATAAGGTGATAATAGATCATACTGATATTTATTGGTTTCACATTCAAAATTTAATTCCATCTTTTGAACGGCATATTGTCCTTTATTGTGGGCAAATACAAATTTTAAATCTTTATCAGATGAAATCTGTAAATCCGTATTATCTTTAATTCGTATAGTATAATTATCTATACGATCATAATATCTAGCTGGAATTAGTTTTCCTTCTTTATCTATAATAAAGAATTGCATTTCTGTAAATTGTTTATATGGAAATGGTATAGTCACATCATATTTACTATGATATTCAAATACGTTGATTTTAGAATATATTTCATAAGGTTCTATATCTGCTTTTAATACAGTTATTACAACCTTACCATCTACTTCATTATTTCCACCAACTATTGTTTCTGTATCAGTAAATACAACATGGTCATTATTTGGTTCATCAGAGCAATTAGGATCTCCACTTATATAAGAAGAACCTCCTCCTGCTTTGATATCTCCACCACCACCACCATAATATCCAGCTCCTCCACCAGGAGCTCCACCTTTACAGGTAATAGTTGAGGTTTCTTTTAATCCATCGCCACCAGTATTTCTAGATCCATTAGAAAATCTTACAAATTCAGTAGAGATAGAATTCTTATCTAAACTACCACCATATCCACCAGCAGTTTGTGTGCCAGACTTTCCAGAATACCCAGAATTGTACCATTTAAATTCTAGTGCAGGATCTCCATTGCTTTCATTTAAAGGTTCTCCTTCATATCCTCCACCATCTAGTCCTTTTACTGGTTTTATAAGATAATCATCATTGTTTGTTCTTATTATAAAATCAGTTCCACCACCAGCACCAGCAGCTATCATATAAAAATAGTTTTTATCATCACTAAAAATGGAGATAGCGGAAGATCCGCCACCTCCATAACCAACCATTTCATTCTTAGGTTTAAAAGAATCTCCACCTTTACCAAATCCTTTTCCACCTATACGACCTTCAGGTTTGCATCCTACAAATACCCAAAGATGATCAATATTACTTACATCTAGAATGCCTTTAGTATATCCACCTCTAGAGAAGATATTAGGATCTCTTGTTTGAGAACCAGCTCCGTAACATTCTACTTTTATAGATCGAATACCAGTAAGATTTATATATTCAGGTATTCCATCATTAGGTCTAAAAACAAATACTTTATTCCCATTGTTTTGCTCTACGATATTACCCATTATAAACTCCTTACTGTATTATTTTAACCGTGGCTCCTGCAGCCCCCCATGGTTTATTATTCATAGATTCAGTGTTTACTAATTCAACTGTATGGGAGTGAGGATATTCTTTAATATAAATAGTTCTTAATTCAGGGCAATTGGTAAATGCATTTTGATCTATATGCTTAACTGATGCAGGAAGAGTTATTTCCTTAAGTACATCAGATCCTATAGCATAAGCTCCAATACGCTTTAAACCTTTTCCTTGTTGTCCTAATTCAGGCTCTACAGGTTCATCTATGATCACTTCTTTTAATTTACTACAGTTATTAAAAGCTCCTTCTTCTATAATATCAATAGAATTTGGAATTGTAACTTTAGTAAGTTCTGTATTATCACTAAAAGAATTCTTATGGATTATGCCACATGAATTAGGAATAGAAACTTCTTTTATCTTAGTATTAGAAAATGCTCCACTACCAATATAAGAAATATTGTTATTAAGAGTTAATGAACTTAATGAAGTACAATTCTTAAATGCAGCAGGATATATTTCTGTTATTGTATCAGGAATGACTACATTATTTAACTTATTAAATCCATAGAATTGGTAAGATTGTACTTTAGTCTTATTTGAATCGAAGGATACAGTTTCTATTGAATTCCTATTAACCTGTGTATTTTCCATAATATATTGATTAGAAGTCTTATCAAAGGTTATATTGATTATAGAATTAGGTTCAAATGCATTATCTGCTACCTTAGCAGTATCAGGAATAAATATATTGTTTAATAACCCAAATGCATTTTCATCAACTTCCAAATTGGTTCCCTTTAAGATAATATTTTTTAATCTAGCACAAGATACAAAAGCATAAGAATTTATCTTATTCAAATGCTTAGAGAAATCTACATATTTAAGATCACTCATACCCTTAAATGTATAAGGAAGTATAATATTAATATTACTTTCTTCTTCAAAACGTATACCAATAACTCCTCTTTTATCTGTAAAGAAACTTGAGAATGTATTGTTTGGTTGAAGTCTTATAGATATAGAAGTAGCGTTGTTTGCTATTAACGCATACTTAAGACCAGGCATATCTTCATGAAGAAAATCTATATCTGTACTATTATTAGGAGAAACCTTTTCCCAATCTACATAATAATCTTCTACTACACCTGATATAATATCTGTATCTTGTCTATCTGTATAATCTGTATACAAATATCCAGTTAAGAAATCTTGTTGTACAGGATATTCTACTCTACTGTATAACGTACCAGATATCATAGTTCTAGAATACCAGTGATTATAATCTTTTACATAAGTAAGATTTCCATATATAGCATCTACAGTAACATCTTTGATCTTATCTGTGGGTATAGGAGTTGAATACATTTCATCAAACATGATATCATCATGGTCAAATTTCTTATCAATGTATTCATAAGGTCCTTCAATGCCATAATTATTCAAAGAAACTTTATGTTTATACAAATATAAAATGGTTATGGTTTTACCTACTTTGAATTCAGATTCTGCCCTATATGTAGAAATTATGGTGTTTCCATCTATCTTATATCTATTAGGATTAATATAAGTTCCATTTATAAATATAATAGTATTTTCTTTGGTTATGATATTATTAGCAAAATAGCTACTAGGAATAGTTACCCGATTATTTATCACTATGGGTAATTCATTCTTTTCGAAATCTATACGTTCAGTATATCCGCCTTCAGATCCTTTATTTTTTATGGAAATTACTGTTACATTTCTTCCTTTAGTAAAGTATAAATTAGGATCTCCAAAGGAAATACTATTATTAGCAGCATTATAAGAATACTTTTGTGATTGTTCTAATGATACACTACCCACAAATACAATGAATGAAGACTTAGGTCCTATAAATTTATTTAACTTAAATACAGTTTGCCCATCATATTCAGCAGGTATTTGTTGAATATCTAATTCAAAATTAGAATCACTATTTATATTGAATTTAGAATTCTTCATATCATTAAATATAATCATAGTATAATTAGCATACTTAGCATGTCTTATATCTACGCCATTATTAAATCTGATAGTATGATTATCAATAAGATCAAATCTATCTTTACTAATATAGGTAGTATTTCCAAATAGTAAGAAATTATTTTTACTTAATTCATATGAAGTAAAAGGAGGATCAAAGGATACTATACCATCATCACCAGAAGATTTTGAGTAAGAATAAACAAAGTTTATTCCTGTATTACCCATATATTTATTTTCAAGAAGCTCTCCTTCTTCTTCAAATTCAGCTCTTACATAAGGAAATACAAATACCAGATAATCATTTCTATCTTCTGTTTTGTATAACTTAGAATGATCAAATAAAGTAATAGCACTTCCATCTTCAGATGTGGTATAATCATTCTTCTTATCCAAATATATACCATCCTTATTAAATACAAAGAAATATTTATCTCCCTTAGGATAAGATTTGTAAGGATAAGGAACATTTACAACATATTGTTCATTCTCATCAGCATATACTAAATTAGAAGACATATACACATCATGATTATAAGGTACATGTAAGAAGTTATCATCAGATTCTATATAAAATACTTCTATTCTATCTCCAGGTCTAAAAGTAACAGCTGTATAGATTTTCTTATTTTTTATCTTATTAGTAAAAGTAGCTACATCTATTTTATAAATAGAATTGTTTAAGAGTAATCCATTTCTAAATACTAAATATCTCTTAGGATCCCATCCTGTTTTAAATTCTTCTTCTAATTCTAGTATATTAGAATTGAAATTTATAAAGTATTTATGATATAAGAATTGCTTATTAGATCCTACATAAACAGGAAGATCAGCATAGTATTTATTATCTTCTATTTTTATATTTCCATTAGAATCAGAAATATAATTTACAGGATACAGATTATTTTCAGATATCTCTACAAATAATTGCATATCTTCATATTTAATACCACTACAATGATGACAATGATCTTTAAACTTTTCATTTAGTTCATCTAGTACCAAATAATCAGAAATTCTTTGAATACCATTACCTTTAATATTAGATGGATCTATTTTTCCTTTGTATACTTCTTTTTCAATTACAGTAACAGAGGAGAACGTATCATGTCCATTAAATGGATAGAAAAATACATTAACTGATCCATTTACCAAATTATACTTTGATGCTTCAGACTGTTTAAAGGTAACTGTACAGTTGATATCTTTATAGTTTTCAGCAATGGTATCATTGAATTTATTAACTATTTCACCATATTCAATATTAATAAATCCATTCCTAAAGAAAGAAGCCCCACGCATTGGTTCTAGATTATATCTTTGGAAATTAAGATCAGTAGTCTTTTTATTATCGGTTACAAGAGTATTTAAAGCAATAACCGTATTATCTGAGTTTATATTATAAGGGTATAATTTATACTTGCTTTTATCATCCACATCATAGCCAAGACCTAAATCTAAGTTATTGTTTTTATCTCTATAATCAATAGTATTTACTCTTACATAGAACCCATTTCCTTTATATTGTTCTAGAATTATTTGTAGATTAAATTTACTAGAATAATAATTTCCTCGTATATCTAAATCCCAGCTATTAACACTAATAGATTTAGAATCAGTTGTAGGAGAAAATACATCTATAATCAAATTATCGGTATTATAATATTTTTTAACATTATTTAAATATCTTTCTTTATCCCCTATGATAAGAGAATATATAGGAGCGGTAGACTTTTTATCTATAAGAGAGAACAATGCAAATGGTTCTAAGTTATTTATTGTATTTACATCATTATCTGTTATATCATAAGATGTATCTTTTTCCCTAATCATAAAATATGGATTAGAGAAAACAACCAAAGCATCAAATACAATTCTAGTTACATCATTATTTGAAGCTCTATTGGTATATACAGAAGATAAATCAATAACAGATGATCCTGTGAAAGAAATTCCATTAGTATCTTTCCCTCTATTTAGATCTAAATATCTTGCACCATCATTATATTCATAATCATATAAAGATCCTTCTTTAGATTCCAATTCTGAAATTGATATATTATTCAATTTCATTTCAGAATCTAGATTCATACTAATATTACTTGTAATTATGGTAGTATTGGTATTATTTCTAGATGCTATAATATCATTTATCGGCTGTCTATCTAAATTCCAAAAATTATTATTAGTATTATAATTATTTGATTGAAACGGTATTTTAATAGTTCCATTGTATTTACTTAGCTTAGTAAACATATAATTTCTGTGCCTCCTAAGTAAAAATTATTACTAATATGTACCCCTATGCGAATTAACCGCATAGGGGATTTATACACTAAGATTTAGGTATAACTATAGGAACTTCTAGTTTACATGTAAATTCTTTAGCATCGAATCCATATGAAGGAGTTACTCTAGAATAGATTTCAAAAGATTCTCCACTGGTGTCATGAATATCAACATAGTCCCATACATATAATCTTACAAAACCATCAATATCTGTAGGTTTCCAAGGAACTGATACAGTGATTTGTGCAGGGAACATGATTTCATAAGCATTCTTATAAACTATAAGTCTACTAATTACTGTAATAGAAGACTTAATATCATATTCTCTAGTCTTAGTAGGAACTGTAAGTGTAGAAGTAAAAGAATTATCTTCTTTAGTACCAACTGTTATGTTAAATATAAATTCTCTAGTTACCCTGTTTATATATAGAATCTTAGAATTTAAAGGTTGTAAGAAATTGACAATATTCTTACATTTTATAGCTTCTAATCTATCTGTAATGGAAGACTTTACATAACTTCCATACATAAACGTGGTTCTAGATTTAATATGGAAATAATATCCATTCGTTATTGTTTTATCTATATTTATATCGTTTAGTAATTTGCTATATTTAAATATAATATCATCTGTGTTAGCATTGGTTGTATTAAAATTCGTACCATGACTATAAGCTATTATATTATAATATGGCATAGCAGAAATATCAGTTTTTAATCTTTTACCATTTCTAAATAAGCTTATATTATAAGTATCATTAGAATAGCTGATAGCTAATCGGAAATTATCTTTTTCAGCAATACTATTAAGACTAAAACTAATCATAGGATAATTGTTAGTCTTGGTTATGGTAGAAAGATCTTTCTTATATTCAGCCTCGTCTCCAGTATATACATTGCAAAGAGGTTCTCCAAGATTAGTATATACTGTTATCAGGTTTATATATTTAATATCAGAAGATGGGTTTATTCTACTATCATAACTAAAATCAATGGTAGTTCTTCCTAATGTTTCTTTAGAATAAGGAGTATAGCAATCAGATATATCTACTAAACAAGAACCAGAATAATTAGTATTGAACTGAGTTTGTTTACCTACTTCTTTGATATAGATATTTTCTTCTCCATCTATTCCAGTTGCATCAGAGAAATTGAATGGGATAGGAACTTCTATTGTTTTAGTATTACTAAAGGTAGAATCTATATCTCCGCCTTTAAAAGGATATTCTAATTGTAGGCTTACTTTGTTTCCATCATAAATAATATCTTCATACCATTCAGGAAGAGATCCATTTAAGAAATAGATAGGATAGGTTCTATAATATCTATCATGGAAATCATCTCTTTCCATATCATACTGATATCTTCCTGAATCATTTAAATGGACAGCTTTATTTAATTTTAAAACATTATAAGATTCACGATAAGCAGTAGCTCTTTTTTCATAGATAGGATCAAACTTCATTTGCTGATAGCAAGCCATATAATCTAAAGCTTTTGCTAAGTTTTCTCCATAATGCTTATCCTTATAATATCTTACATTAAAATCATCCATAAATTCCTGGAACTTTTCATCCATTTCATAGAATTCTTCATACAACCCTATATATCCATTTATAAACCATTTACTAGTTGGGTGGATAGCATTGGCTTCGTTTGATAAAGAATCTTTTAACCAAATACAAGAGATATATGAAGGGAATCTTTCTAATGGATCTCCAGAGTAGATAGATTTTATAATATTTCTATTATATATCTGACCGAACAAATCTGGAGTATAAGTACCATTTTGATCAAACGCAACAATATTATCAAGAGTTATCTTATATTTTTTATCTATATTCAGATCATAAAGAATAAATCTTCTTCCTGTAGATAATTGATTCTTGATAACTTCATATCTTGTGGTTCTAGGATCTTCATATTCATCTACAAATTTATAGATCATAATTGTGATTGTTTGATCTTTTTTAAAAGTTGCATTTTTATCAAACAATATAAGCTTATTACTTTCTATAATATAATCTCTAGGAAGTAATTGCTTTTGATTCACATAAACTGTAAAATTAGTAAGATCATAATTCATATCATTAGGAAGAGTAATAGAAGGAGTATCTTCTTCTATAATTATCTTATTTTGAATAGGTTTAATATGAATCTTACCATATTGAGAAGATTTAAGAACTTTTACAAAATAGATAAGAGCAATTTCTCCAGCATTTACTACATCTTTAGGATTTACTAATATAACAGAGTTAGATTTTGTGTCTATATAATAGTGATCAGGAGGTATAAACTTATCTCCTATAAAGAAAGAAGCGATAATTTGATAATTATCAGATATATCTATATTCTTAGATATAGGAATAGATATTGTTCCATCTTGTTTTGATACAAATTTAAATAAAGTAGTAGATATGAATTTATCATCAGCTTGATTTACATCAAAGGTTAAGATATCCATAGAAAATAGATTATCATATATTCCATCTATGGTATTATAATCTAAAAATTCTATAAGATCATCACCTATAATCTTATATGAATCAGGATCTACTGGTACTCCATTATTATATAAAATTATTGTATCATCAGGAGAAAGATAACTGTGATCCCACGAGCGGAAATACATTTGAACTGTGGTATCATCTACAATTCTTTTTTCTTCAAATTGACCATATCTCCAGCTATGCTTTAATACATTAGAATCAGATAAAGTGCTTTCTTTAAAGTTCAATGGTAGATTTTGTTCATATATACCATTGGTCATTAAATTACAGTTTAAAGGAGATTCTTTATCTATATAATAGAAATATATAGCATTTTGACCAGAATCAAACTTTCCATTAATATTGAATTTGTAGATAGGAATATTATCAGGTCTTTCTCCTATTAATTCTTCATATATGATAGGGAAAGGCAATCGTACAAATTCTACTTTAGTAACCTTTCCTTTAATATTCGGATCTCTATTTTTTATAATCAAAGTATAATATTCATCGGATTTGATAATTTGTATTTTTGATAAGGGGATAAATTCTCCATTTACAAATATCATAAATCCATCTATCTTCTTATCTAATAAAAGATGATAAGCCAACCCTTCATTAAATTCAGAATTTTTAAATCCCAAATCATTTTCATGAATATTGTTTATTTTGATTACTGTATAATTTCTATATTTAGAAACTCGTTCTATATCTCTATTTATAAAATACTCCCTATCTTCAAACCAAGTAATTCTTACTCTCTGGGGTAGATATCCTCGTTGAGCTTCATTTAAAATATAGGCAGTTGATTCCATTTTATGATCAATTAGATCTTGAGTTTCTTCTTCTAATTGATTATTGTTTACTATATTAGATTCATCTAATCTGTAATAATTTTCTATAGTATCTTCTGTTCCTATATACAGAGTAGGAGGAACAAAAGAATCCCTATATAAACAACTGTCAATAATTGTAATGTCATCTAATGAGCCTCCATTAAACGTTGAAACATTACCTAGATTATCTTCGCCATATCCAATATATAATTCATCGCCAAATCTAATATCTTTGGTTATATTATTGGAAGTTACATTACAACCATCTACAAATATTCTAAAGATGTTTTCATCTTTAGTAATTGTAAAATAATGCCATTTATTATTGAAAGTAAAATCACACACAGAAGAATAGAATTTTTCTGTTTCTGATAATCTTACTACAAAATACTCTGCATTTTCTATATATACATAACTTTCAAACTTATCATTATTCTTGAAAGAGAATAATGGTATTTTAGTGTCTTTGTTTAGATTTTTCTTATCTATTTTATATTTACAGTATAAGGTAAAATCATTGTTTCCATTAATATGTGATTTAATCTTACTGGTATCTTTTAATATTAATCCAGCAGATCTATCATATCCTTTAAAATAAGCACAAGTAGATCCGTGGATAATGGATGAAGTATCTTCAAAAGATACTCCACCCATATTTATTATATCAGTATTATTGCAACCAGTTTTATCGAAATGGAGGTTCAATAAATATTTTGACATAATACATCCCCTCTATATTTTATGCTATTGTTCCTAAAGTAGAAATAACGTCTTTTGTATATTCTACCATATCTTTTCCACAAATCTTTTCAATAGTTTTCTGATTATTCAAATATCCGCCAACATATGCATCAGTAATCATAGCAGAGAAAGCAGGGAAATATTCCATACCAAATACAGTTCCAGGGCCATATTGCATCATCCATTTTTCTACTACTAAATCAAGAGTTACTGTTTTATCATTCAGATGAAGAGTATCTCTCATCGAATTTACAAATACTTTAATATTATCATACGGATCAATAAAATCTTTAGCAGAGTGTTTTCTTCCCTTAGCAGATTTTTCAATTAAAATATCAAGAATATTTGCTTCGTTAGGAGATACATTTCCAATTCTAATTGCATAGTCACGGCAACGTTTATCGTCATCATATTGAACAATGCCTTTTAAGAAATACATTGCTGCAAGATACATTAACTTATTCTTATTAGATTCTTGAATAGAGATCTTTGCAAGGTAATCAATAATATGAGTAAATGTTTTAGCAAAACAAGTAGTCAAAAGAAGAAGCAAATTTGTTCTTCTCAAGAAAATATCAAACTTCTTATGATAGATCATAGAAACACCAGCATTGATAAGATAAGAAGTAAGAGCTAAACTATTTACATCATAATCAATACCGTTAGATAATTTTACAATACATGTAGAAGTATCAATAAATGCCTTTACCTTTCCTTTATCTTTACCTTTCATTTCTTTAGCACAAAATACTTTGAAAGATCTAGGAAGCGGTGCATCACAATCTAAAAGAACAGTGTTTGTAGATTTAAGAATACGAATCAAAGGTTCTTCAATTCGTTGATGTTTTAAAGTTCCAATTACGCTTGTATTAAATTCATCTGTATTTTTATCTATAATAGGATCATTCATGAGAGCATCCAATAATATCTTCTGATATTTAGGATATTGTTTGTAAAAATACGAGTCGGAATAAGACTTTAAGTCCTTGTTATCCATGTTAAATAAATCCTCCTATTAAATAATCTAAGTAGTTATTTTAATGTCCCCTTTAGAATTATATGATGGTTTAAACAATTTATTAAGCATATATAAGGGGAGAGAGATAAATGGACTTACAAGATATATTAGATCTTCATTTAGAGATCACCTCTAATGATAGATATACATATAATGGTAAAAATGTACCTAGAGTAACAGAAGTTATCTCTAAAATGATCAATGAAGAAAAGATAATCAACTGGGCTAACTGTCTTGGTTTTAGAAAGAAAAGATATAGAGATGCTTTAGAAGAAGCAGCTAATTTTGGCACTAGAGTTCATAGTGGTATAGAATATTATTTAAAAGGAGAAAAACTTCCTTTGGATATTCCTAAAACCCCTATGAATTCTTTTAAAGAATGGTGGAAATCTATAAACAATGGAAATACCATAACCATTTTAGGGCAAGAACAAAAACTAACCTGTGAATGGTATGGGGGAACATATGACTGTCTATTAGATATAAATGGTCGTATTTTTCTTGTAGATTTTAAAACTTCCAACCATGTAACCTATAAATATTATCTTCAACTAGCCGCTTATTCAAAAGTTCTAAGAGAAGAGAAGAATATAAATATAGATGGAGTAATCATACTCCAAATAGATAAATATAAACTAAAATATAGAGAATACGTGTTAGACTTTAATATACCTGAACATAAATCATATTTTGATTTATGTGAAAGAACTTTCTTAAGTTTGTTGTACAGCTACTATCATATCTCTTATTTGGAGGAAAACTTTGGTGTTCTCGATGAAAAAATCAAGTCTAATAAATAGCTATAAAAAAGAAGAGTTATATTCTTTAATAAATAATTTTGTCAAGGTTATAAACTCTCATAAGAAAATACAAGAATCAGAATCTTCTAATTTTATAAAAAGAAAATTTTATAATTGGTATTATGGTAAATTTAAATTAGGGTTGTTATTTTTAAAGATAACTAGAAGGAATAATAAGATATATAACACTATATCAAAGAATCCTACTAACCTCATGTATTATATAACTCAGTATTGTGTATGGTTTTTATGGTTTTGCGAACTATTTGAAGTTCAAAAAGATGAAGTTATTCATAATATATTTGGAGATAAGGTCAATATAGATTTTAGATATGGTATAAAAGGAAACTCTGATAAAATTACAGATATAATCATTCTTAGTAATAATTGTAGATTTTTCAATCTAGATGATGAAAGATATACAAAAATAAAAGTTCATTTAGACACAGGTGGAAGAGATTCTTATATAGAAGAAATAAAATATAAATGCTATGATGCTTTATATACCTCTACAGCTCCTGTAGATTCTTTTACCCATCTTAAAATAGATAATAAGGGGTTTATTATAAATCCCAATTATCAGTACAGTAAAGAATTAGCACAAAATGAATATAAAAGTTTTACAGAAATAGCTATGAATATAATAGAGATCTTTATATCTCTATATAATATTTGTATTGGTAGTAATATTATAATAGATGATGATAGTATGGTATAAATGCCATACTATCTAACTCTAACTATTTTTATAGTAGTATACTATAAAAATGAGAGGTGAAAAAATGAAACAAGTAATCGAATTTACTAATTTAAAAGAAACATTTGTTGAGGCTCATATAGCAGATCTTCATTTTGGTACTATAGAACCTGCAACTGAATATAAAATATTAAATGAACAGTTCTTAAATTATCTTGAAAAAATGAATGTACTGGATATTGTCTCTATTAATGGTGATATCTTTGATCATAAATTTATGGCAAATTCAGATGCTGTAATATATGCAATATCTTTTGTACAGCGTCTTATAAATATTTGTAAGGCTAAAGATGCTACTTTAATTCTTATAAGTGGTACTGCTTCTCATGATGCAGATCAATTAAAAATATTTGTTCCTTTTATAAACCAAGGATGTGATCTTAGAATAGTAAATCAAGTCCAATTCTTATTTATAAAAGGAAAAAAGATATTATGTATTCCAGAAATGTATAATATGGGAGAAGCATACTATAATACTTTTTTGGTTCATTCTGGATTATATGATGCATGTTATATGCATGGAACTTTTAAAGGATCTATTTATGGGAAAGATAAAAGAGATCTCAATTCAAATAGAGAACCTGTATTTGATATAGAAGATTTCGGTAATTGCAAAGGCCCTATTATATCTGGTCACGTTCATATAAGAGGTACGTTTAAAGAGGATTTCCATTATAGTGGATCTCCTCTTAGATATAAATTTGGTGAAGAGGAAGAAAAAGGTTTTTTTATTCTTATCCACAATATAAAAGAAAGAAAATATCTATTACATTTTGAACCTATCACCTCATTTAGATATGATACAATCAATCTAGATTATATGATAGATCAAGATCCTAAAACTATTATCGATTATTTGAGAAAGTTATCTAGTGAGGGGATTGATTATCTTAGAATTATAATTACTAAAAATAATCCTAGAACAGTAGAGCTTCTCAAGAATTTCTATCGAAATAAAAATAATGTAAAGATAGAAACAGACTTTGAACAACAACGTATCAAACAAGAACTAAATACTATCAATAAAGATTATATGAAGTATAATTATCTTTTTGATAAAAATCTTTCTCCTGAACAGAAATTAATTCAGTATATAAATCAAGAAGAAGGAAATGATTTCTGGACTGTAGATAAGTTCATAAACTTTATGTCTTATATTGAAAATCTCTAAGGCAGAAACATATAAATACAATATTATATATGGGGAGTCTACAATGTCTGATTATTCTAATAGGAGAGTATCTTACAAATCTAATAGAAGACAAACTAAGATAAATTCCGTGGGTTTACAGGAACCCATGCTTAATATGTTTTGTAGATACGCATTATCTACAAATGATCATATCCATACACATGCTATAACGTCTTTAAATAGACTAATGTCTTCTTTTACAAATGATGATTTTGATAATAATCAAAATATGATCATAAAGTTTAACTTTTTAAAAGAAATCTTAAAAAATAGAATGCAGGGATTAAGAAATAGAGATATGATTCTTGCAAATATAGATATGGTAATGAATATATCAACTTTAAGAAATGATAATACCATTACAACGGAAATGTCTAATGATGAAGTATATAATATAGAACAAACGGTTTCTATGATGCTAAATAATATTCTTATGGAAGTAAAAGCAAAGGAATTGGACGAAGTATTACAAGATTATTTAGCAGCTGATTTCAGAGGGAAGAATACAACTTTCGGATATCTTAAAGAAAGTTTAAATAACTTACAAGCTGAAATAAGAAGAAATGAAATAAATAAAGATTCAGCAGATACATTATTTAGATTATCAGAGATGGAACAAACGATTCCTGATATTCATAAATATGTAACAAGTCCTTCATATAAACTTGTTACCGGAATGCAGGGATTAAACTCTATGCTTGGTGGAGGATTTCAAAAAGAAAGAGTTTATTCATTCTTTGGTGCATCTGGGTCTGGTAAAACAACAACTCTGGAAAATATAATGTATCAATTATGGAAGTATAATAAAGATTTTATGGTACAAGATAAGTCTAAGAAACCTTGTATTGTATTATTAACTATGGAAAATCTTGTGGTAGAAACAGTATCATCTCTTTTCCATATTATGACTAAAGGGAAATCTTTAGATTCTTGTGCAACTCCCGAAGATGCAATTCAACAATTTAAAGAACATTGTTTTGAATTTGATCCTGATAATAAGAATTCTATAGAATTGTTTATAAAATATAAACCTGTAAATTCTGTAGATACTGGGTATATGTATAAGATTGTAGAAGATCTTGAAGATGAGGGATTTGAAACTATAGCATTCTTACAAGATTATATGATGCGTATTAAACCTAGTATAGTAACGAAAGATGTATATCAGGATTTGGGTACTGTTGTAAATGATTTTAAAACATTTGCAATGACTAAAAAGATCCCTGTAATAACAGCCTCTCAGTTAAATAGAGAAGCGATGAAGATTATCGATGAAGGAAGAAATGCAAATAAATTAGATTCTATTAAGAAACTTGGTAGATCTAATATTGGTGAATCTATTAGAATAGATACAAACTTGGATGCTACTTTTATCATTGTTCCTGAATTCGATAGAGAAGGAAATAAGTATCTTGGTATTAAGATGACAAAACATAGATACAAACTTCCTTCTAATTTTAAATTAGATTCGTTATTCCAACCTTTCTATCCAAAATCTGTAGCATTAGTTGAAGATATTTATGAAATAAAACCTGCTTATAAGGAATCTTTAATTTGTACAGATATAGAAGAGGTTACATCTAAATTTGGAACCACAGAGCATATATCTATGAACAACCCTGCGAAGAGATTAGAAGCATTGAATTATGCTGTATCTGTAGGAGCTGTAGATAATAATGTTCCTAATAAGGTTTCTATAAAGAAAGATATAACTAAAAATTATATAACTCCTCCTATAGAAAATAGAATAGAGGAGACAAAAATGGAGGATACTAAAGAAATAGAAATGAAACCCATGATTGATTTTGATGATGGTGATTCATTCTTTAATAAGAAGAAAGTTAAAGAAGTAATTTTTATAACTCCTATAACAAAAGAATAAAATGTAGTATGGGAGAAATCCCATACTACGAATTCTAATTTAATTTGTAGAGTCTATGATAGATCTAGGAGTATATGATTTAGTAATAAACTTTTCAATAGGTTTAATAATTTTATCTCTAGAGTGATTATTATTATAAGTACTTATAGCTACGGATTCCCTACTATAAATAATAGATAAGATATGAGATAATGCTTTTTTAGGAAGTAGTAGTAACTTTCCTTTGCTAATTGTAAATTCATGAACATTGCAAAGGTTATTCATTTTAAGAATAACGTAATATAGTTTTGTAGTTCCATATATTTTATAAGAAAGCATCTTAGGATTGAATTTATATGTTTCTATATCTTTAGGAGAGAATTCAATTTCTAATGCTTCTTCCATTATCTCTTCCATGTAATCATCTAGTATGTTTTTGATGATCATCTCGTATCCATCTCTTGTTTCTATATATGAAATAGATGGATAGCTAGCATTATCACTTATAGAATTTCCAATATTAATAAATTCTTGTATGGTGTGCGACTCAGTAGTAGTCATCGCTGCATTATTATAATAAATAGCCAAGTAGATTCACCTCCTATAATTCAATACCAACTATTTGTGGTTTTGTTATATCTCCACTAATAAAAGTTACAATAAATCTAGTTCCCACAGGTATATATTTTTTGGGATAATCTCTAGTTACTTCCCTAGGAAGTGCTAATTTTACTACAGCCGTTCTTTGAACTTCACCAAATTGAATATTTTCTGTTTCTTTATTCATAAGATTAGGAATAGAAGGTGTATTTCTATATACAGCTCTATTGTTTGCTTGCATAGCACCTGTTAATTGCAATTTGAATAATTGTTCTCCTGGATGAAATTTATTTACATAATCATCCATAAGTATAGCAATTTCTGTATTTGAATTCACATTATGTGTACTCATAATATCCACCTTTGAATATAATTATTAATAAATTGTCCAAGAAGGAGAGATTTTATCATGGCAAAAAGAAAACCCAAAACATTAGGAGATATTACATCTTTAACAGATTTTAAGGCAGTTACTTGTACAAACCCTGAATTATCAGAAAGATTTATAAATGATGTATTAAAAATTACAGGATTAGAAGAAGATGACGAAGGTTATATTGTAGATGCTGAAGATGATCCGTTCAATCCTGAATATATTGTAGTTAGAAATAAATACTTACGTCATACTAATAGAGGTATTCTTCATAAGAAAGATATGATTTTTGATCCTTATAATAATCCTATCATAATGGAAGAACTTTTAAAACAATATATGGAGAATTTCCATCCTGAAGTTGTATCAGCTCAGATCTTGGCTGCTAAAGAAAATACAGCTGTTAAATTAAATACCTATGGATATATGACCCTCTTATATAGCAATGGAGCTAAGATAAAGACAGATATGCACTATAAAGATTCTACTAAGTACTTAGATGCCTTTATGAGATTAGAATCTATGATGAATAATTCTGTAAGAGAAATATTAGCACCTTATGATGAATATGAAAAAGAATATTTTACAAATTTAGAGGAATAATTATGAATACAAATATAGAATTAACTGATGAGCAACAAGAATTAATCAAGTCTGCTGTTCATTGGTATAAGCATGAGTCTGAATTAATATTCCAATATAGTGCTCCCGCTGGTGCTGGTAAATCTACTGTAATGCATTGTATTATTGATAAACTAGGATTAAGAGCAGATCAAGTGGCCCCTATGGCTTATGTTGGATCTGCTGCTATTGTAATGAGATTAAATGGGTTTTACAATGCATCTACTATTCATTCTTGGTTATATAAATTAGAGATTAAGAAAACTAAAAATAGTGTATTAGATAAAGAAATAGTAGAAAAGAAGTTTGTATTCTCTCCTTTAGATACAAAGCAGTTTAAGCTTATCTGTATAGATGAGGCGTCTACTGTTCCTCTTAGTATGAGAAAAGAAATGGAAACCAATGGAATTAAAATACTGGCATGTGGAGATTTAAATCAGCTTCCTCCTGTTGTTGATAAGCCTGGTTTCTTATATTCCGGAAAAGTATTTCGTCTTACAAAAATTATGAGACAAGCCAAATACTCAGCTATTGTAGAAATATCTAATATGCTGATAAAAGGTATCCGTCCTCAAGTTGGAAATTATGGAGACGTAACTGTAATAGATAAGAGTACACTAAATGATGAAATGATAAAGTCTTATAAGAATATCATTTGTGGAACCAATAAGAGTAGAGATAGGTTTAATAATTATATTAGAGAGAATATAATAGGAGTGGATAGTCCTCTCCCCGTAGTAGGAGAGAAAGTAATTTGTAGGCAAAATGATTGGAATATAGATGTAGATGGGATAAATTTAGCTAATGGGTTAGCTGGTACAGTTATGAATTATCCTTCTATTACAGGATATGCTCAAAAGAGTTTTAAAATGGACTTCGTTCCTGATCTGTTTCCAAACATCATGTTTGAAAAACTAAATTGTGATTTTAGATACTTTATTTCAGATTATCAAACTAGAAAAAGAATGAAGTCTATGCTTGGTAATTTTAGTAGATTACAAAAATTTGAATTTGGATATGCTATAACTACACATATTTCCCAAGGATCACAGTACTTTACTGGAATCTATGTGGAAGAGCATTTACACAAAGACATTCAAAGGAATTTAAATTATACAGGGATTACTAGATTTAGAAATTCTTGTATCTATGTTTTACCTGTTCAAAAGTTATATATGCCTATACTAAAATCTGTTGTCTCTATAGATGGTAAATCGGTTATTTAAATATATACTATTACTATGAAAGTATTTAATTTAACCATATAGGGAGGAATTAGAAAATGGCAATTTTTAAGGAAGTAAAAAATGTAGTTGATTTGTTTGATCCTGCAACAAAAGAAGCGGTTGAAATTGATAATAAACCGTATCTGTTATTGTTTGCTCTTATTGGGGAAGGAACAATGGAAGGAGAATGGTTAGCACTTAGAGGTAGAAAAACAACATTTGAATACCTTAAGAGTGCTTGCTTGAGCTATGATTGCTTAAATAGCTATGTTCTTACTGGTGGTATCACTCTTGGCAAAGAAGTTTCTTTATATTCTTTTATGAGAGTTATGGTAGAAAGATATTATCAAGATGAACAAGATATCTTAGACACCATTACTGATCACGTATTAGATACATTGAACAATGCTGCAGATGATGATAATAAGTTCTTTGAAGAAAAAGATCTTGATCTTATTTATTTTAAAGAAATAAATTCCCCGACTAAATAGTATACGTAAAAATTCTACTATATAATATTATGAAAGGCGGTGATATAATGAGAGAAATAAAAAGCTTTAAAGGAAATAAACGTTCAGACAAAAGTTTCTTTCTGGAAAAGATGTATAATTCTAGAAATGAAATAATAACTCCTGATATTATCAATAGAAATCTCAAATTTTTATATAGAGATATAGCTAGAGGTAATGTATCAGATCCTAAGTTTGAAGAAGCTCTTAGAGGAGATAAGAAGATCCTTGAATTGGCTATAGATAACTTAGGGTTTGAATTAGGAAAATTGAATGTAATATTAACTGCAATTAAAATAGCAGATACTAAGTTATATACTGAAGTGATGAATAATAGCTTGGTTATAGAAACATTTAATGATGTGAATGTGAAGTTTAATATGTACTCTATTATGTACAATAGCATCATTAATTTTATGAGTACAGGAGATTTTAATCATATACGAGGAGTAGGTATTACCTTTGGTAATAACTCTTATAGAAAGTATAGAGCTGTATTCAACTAAATGAGTTATAAGAAATATGGTTTTGGAAAGAGCCATAAAGTAAAAGCAAAACTTTCTATTCATTCTATTAATAGAATTAAGAAACGTCTAGGAATAAAAAATAAATACAAATGCAAGGAGTTTATCAATTCTGCTACTAAGAAAGGTATTCTCCTTGCAGATATTCCTAGAATACCAAGATATAAACAATTCTCGTCGTATATGTATAGTATCGTTAAAAATACTAAGAATAAGTGCCAATTTAATTCAGTATATCTATATAAGAACGCATTTATAATCGTTGCTATGGATGGTACTGTAATAACATGCTTAAATGTACATGATCGTTTTAAAGATATTTTTTTTGATATAGTAGAATTTATTAAAGAAGAAAAATCCTCACTATAAGATATCATCTAGATTACATTTGAGTAATTTAGAACTTAAATCTTTTTTATAAAAGTGAGGTATATAAATGGAAACAGCTGATGTTGTAAAACTTAGAACTCTGTGTGAAAAGGCAAAACAAACTGTACGCCATGCAGATGGAAGTATCGATCAGATTACATTTCCTACTCATGTAGTTTGTGATAACAGTTTGAATGTTCTTGATTATCATAAGGGAAATGTAATTTGGAATGATGCAGATGGATATTTTGTATATTTTACAAATATTTCTGCTAGCTCTATTATTAACTCTCCTAGTTCTGGTATGTCATTTGGATCTGAAGTAATGGTTCCTGGAGTTATGATTTGTGTAGACTATGGAGAAATTCAGAATATCCGTTGTGAAATTAGTAAAGAAGCATTTATGGAAGTAGCTCAAGCTCTTAATATGACACAAGATCAAATTGATTATAATTTCGCTCAGATCTTTGATAGAGCTAATCAAAACGTTGCTATTCAACGTAAAAGAATGTATGCTTACTCTAATCAAGCTCATAAGAATAGTGCTGATGGTAAGCGTAACTTTACGGAAGAAGAAGAATATAATAAAACAGTTCATCCGGTTTCATATTAATAAAATATTATTATATGAACTAATTTATAATCATATTTAGTTGCCATCGTAATGTGTTTTAAACATTTTTACGATTATAAACTATAATAATGATGCATATAGATATACCTCGAAAGGGGTATATCTATTTTAGTATCAAACATTTCTTTTAGGCCTAAAAGGAGGAAACACAATGAACAACAATTTTGGAACTCCGTATGGTGGAACCTTTAATGGTACAACCTATGGAAACGCAACTCCGACTCAACCGACAATGACTCAGTTATTGACTCCGGAAGAAATCGGAAAGATTCGTAAGAGCCCGCAGGCATTTAATGTAAAACTTACAGAAGATGAATATCTGCGTTCTTTGTGCACTCACAAAGATGAAAAAGGTAACATCTGCGTTGAAAAATTAGGTGATGGTCGTTTCCATTGCCCGATTTGTAACGCAACGTTCAATCTTATCGATCTTAACACGAATAAAGAAACGATCGATAATATCGCATTGAACATGGAAGACTTGTTCCAATCTATTAAAACATATCTTCCTAATCCGACAAAAGATATGCGTAATATCTATATGATGATCGCATATTTCCATAAAGTTGGTATGTTATGGGATATTGCTAGAGGTGCATTTAATAAGATTACAGATAACAATATTATCCGTAATGATGCTAATACAAATGCATTTAGCATGCTTAATAACATCTTGTCCACGCCTGGTATGTTTGGTGGTTACTTCAATCAAGCTACTGGTAATCCTGCATTTGGTGTGCAAGCTCCCCAGCAGCCTCAGCAACCCGCATATGGTTATGGATATGGTTACGGAATGGGTGTTCCCAATGGCGGTGTTCAACAAGCTCCGTTCAATGGTGCTCCCACAACTCAACAAGTTCCGAATCCCGCAGCAAATCCGATTGGGACTGTAGAACAACCGCAGGTTCCCAATCCTAATGTAGATGCAATGCAGCAGCCTGCAGAATCTACATATAGCATCAACCCTAACATTGCTGTTCCTGAAACAGAAGAAAAATAAGTTAGGTTAATTTGATTTATAATAGATAATGATAGTGACTCTTTGTGCATAAGATTAAAAAAAATTTTGATTTCGTTATTAACAAAAACTTTTCTATGCTTTATCTATCTTGCAGCTATATGCACTTAGGGTTGCTATTATTGTTTATATATTAGAATACCCTATTTCACTATTTTAATTTTAGTAAACTCTGCCTAATAATAGTAGTGGTCTTTTCCACTACTATTATTTTTTTCTTCTCGTCAAAAAAAAAGTGTTATAATTATATACAATAGTAATGATAGTATATTCTATCTAATACACTTTATTTTTAGAATTGGAGGAGAAAAGATTATGTTTGGAAACAAGAAAACAACACAAAAAGAAGTAGTAGAGAAGGTAAACATTGGGTTTACCAGCAATGGAAAGATTGCAGTAGACACAAACTTATTAATCAAAAATGATAAGTTTAGAGAAGTAGTAAAGAATATTTTTGATATTCCCTGCTTCTTGATTAAGAAGTATGGAAATTTTATTGAGTTCCCGATCAATAATGATAGTGGATTCTCTAAGAATGTAGTCTCATATATTAGAGTATATGATGACAAGATTATGTATATTTCCTATAAGGAAAATAGAGTAGAAGAACAAGAGAAGATTAAGATTGAAAGAGTTGTAATCGATGAATTCGTTTATGACTTTGTAGGATTAGATCATAATAAGTATAGTAAAAATATTGAATTTGAGTTGGTTTCGATTATTCTTCCTTATGCAAAGATTGCATATTTTGTAGAAGAACTTATTGAGAATAAGATTATTTCTAGAGATGGAGTTATTGGTCCTATCTTTAGAAAGCATGCAGTAGCAGTAAAATAATAAAAGATTGGAGCTGTACTAAATGGCACAACAGGATAAACGTAATTTCAATGAAATTAAGAAAGAAAATCAAGAAAAGCAGCAATCTGCTGTTGAAGCATATGTAAAAGAAGTAGTTAATAAGAATGAAGAAGCAAAGAAAGAAGAAACAGTTAGCAATAAAGACGTTGATATCTTGTCTTTTGAAGATACATATGTCTTGAATGCATTGAACGTAGTTTCCAAATCTATTGATTGGGAATTTGAGAGCGGTGTAGTCTCTCATGCTATTTATCTGAAATGCAAGTATAATTCTATTTTGTCTGATATGGCAAAATTTGGAATGACCAAAGAAGAGTTCGATTCTAGAATTCAAGATATTGCTGATTTCGCAGAAAATGAAGTAAATAAGATTGTTAAGTCTACCAATTCTTTAGTGTAAGGATTGGTAGACTTTGGTTTTAAGAAGTAAAAGGAGAATTAAGAGTAACACAGAACATATAGGAGATGATTTTAAATGAAAAAGAAAGCATTATTGACAGCAGTTTTATTATCCACAACAACAGCAGTAGCATCAGCAGCTCCTTCTGTTGTAACTAATTATCTTGGTGTTTTTGTTGGAGAAGCATATAATAATACTATTCGTCCTAACACCCAATCTGTTTTATTAGTTGGTGATAACCAAACTGTAGACGGTAAGAACGTTATCATGAATGGTATTGGGAACACCGCAACTTCTGATAACTCTATCACTTCTGGTGAAGGAAATAATAATGCTGGTCTTAGAACAGTGGTTGGTGGTCATAATAATACAGTAGATGCTATGAATGGTGCTGTATTCGGTGATACCAATGTAAGCCATGGTAAATCTGCACTTGTGGCTGGTGCTCAAAATACTGTTGATCAAGATTCTAATAACTCCCTTGTTGCTGGTTTGTACAATAGAACCAGTGGAGAAAGTAATCTTGTAGTAGGTGTTGGTAATACAACTACAGGATATGCAGCAAGTGCTTTTGGTATGAACAATAAAGCATCTGGAGATTATTCTATTGCAACTGGTAGATCCACAACAGCTAGTGGGTCTTCTTCTGTAGCTTTTGGTTATCAATCTATTGCTGAAGGTAAAAACTCCATTGCTGGTGGTATTGATAACTATGCCAAAGGAGAAAACTCTGTAGCTTTTGGTAATACAAGTAAAGCATATGGTGCTAACTCTTTAGCAATCGGTGGTGAACAGAACCTTTCTAATGGAGAAAACTCTGTAACGATGGGTACAAATAACACCGCTGATGCAAAATCTGCTATTGCTATGGGTAATAAGAACTTAGCATCTGGTAGATATTCTTTTGCATTTGGTAATACAAATACAGTAACTGGTAAGAATTCTGTTGCTGGTGGTTTCCAAACATTAAACAATGGTACTGATTCTTTTGCTTGGGGTTCTAGCAACAATCAGTTTAGTGATAATAGTATCATGATGGGTGACAACAATGCTACACAATTTAATACAAAGAATAATATTATCTTTGGTTATGGTAGTTCTATTGCTGGCTCTAACGGTATTGTACTCGGTACAACTTCTAAAGCAACTGCAGACAATGCTGTTGCAGTTGGTACATCGTCTAGTGCAATGGGAGAAAATTCATTTGCAGTAAATGGTGGTGTAGCTTATAAGAAAGATAGCATTGCTATTGGCAATTCTGCTGTAGCTAATGGTGATGAAGGTATTGCTATTGGTAGCCATGCTGTTACAAATGTAGATGGTGTTGCTATCGGTTCTTATGCAGATGCATCCAGAAATGGTTCTGAAAATGGAACTTACACTGGTTTAGATTTGAGCGGTGCTACCCATAGTGCAAATGATTCCACTTGGAATGCAGTTCATGGTAATGTATCTATTGGCACAGATGGACATACTCGTCAGATCACTGGATTAGCTGCTGGTACAAAAGATACAGATGCAGTAAACGTTGCACAGCTTAAAGCAGTAAATGCAAATATCACAAACATCAATAATGGATTTGATGGAAGAATTACAAAGCTTTCCAAAGATACAAATCGTGGTATTGCTAGTGCAATTGCTATTGCTGGTTTGCACCCTCTCGATTACAATCCTGAACACAAGTTTGATATTGCAGCAAGCTATGGTCATTATCAGAATGCAAATGCTGTAGCTCTTGGAGGATTCTATCGTCCTAATGAAGATGTAATGGTATCCTTTGGTGTAGGATTTGGTAATGGAAACAATGCTTATAATATTGGTGCAAGCTATAAGATTGGTTCCAAGGGAGAAATCTTCAATAAACAAAATAAGGCTTCCTTAGTAGTAGATCTTAAAGAAGCCAAAGATCAGATCAAAGTATTGCAAGAAGAAAATGCAAAACTCAAAGCAGTTATTAAAGAAAAACTTGGTGTCGATCTTGATGCAATGAAATAATGTATAAGATAATAGAGAAGGGTTAATTCCCTTCTCTATTATTTTTTTTTAAATCCCTTTGAGTTTATATATTATAAATATGAAACTACAATAAAAATAACTATGTATTAGTATAATTTTTGAAAGGGGATATGTTTTTAAATGAAGCCTCCTAAGTTAAATCACGCACTAACTAAAGAGCAAGAAAAGCAAATTAGGAACTATGGTGGGGATAATATAAAGACCATTAAATTATTCGTCGATTCGGTACGAAAAAACCCTGGTCAATATTTATCTTCTATTGGTAATGAAGGTATGATAAATTGCATTCGAGAAATCTTCCAGAATGCAACAGATGAATTGAATAGAAAAGTATCTCCCTGTGACGAAGTATGGATTGAATTTTTTGAAGGAAGTTTTAGAACCATTGTAATGGATAATGGTAGGGGAATTGATCCTGGAGATATGGTTCGTGTATTTACAAGAGAACACACATCCACAAACTTTGATAAGAAAGAAGGAGAATATCCTTCTGGTCTTCATGGTGTTGGTTCTAAATGTGTTAATGCAGTATCCTCTAGATTTACAGTTACTGCATATCGTCTTGGAATAGGATATAAAATAGAATTTTCTGAAGGTAAACCTTTAGCAAAATATGGGGTTAAAGATAAGAAAACTGGGGATATTGTCTATGTTCCCGAGAGGTTGCCTGATAGAGCTGGAGCTCAAGGAACTGTAGTCGATTTTGAACCTGATTTTGATATCTTAAAAGAAATTACAATCACAAACGAAGATGTATATAGATTAGTATCTAATTTGGTTCCTTTGTTTAAACCTGGTGCTAAGATAAACTATCTTTGCCATAAGTTAGATGGAACAGAATTTAAAGATACACTTATTAATGAAGATGGAGTTCTTACTTATCTTATTAGAAAGACAGATAAACCGTTGATCAAACCTATTATATTTGGTTTTGATAATGGTAAGATGAAAGTAGATGCAGCTCTTACTTATGTAGCAAATGTAAATGCAGGAGCAGATGTAACCACATATGCAAATATGTCTCCTGTAAATACTCAGCTATCTACTCCTTCAAAGGGGTTCTTTAGAGGAGTAACAGATTTCTTCAAGACCTATATGAATAAGATCTTCTTAGCGAATAGCAAAAGAAAGATAGAAGCTACAAACTCTGATATTCTTACAGGATTAGTAGGAGCGGTAGCATCTGCACATATGAATGTAATGTTTGATGGGCAAGCTAAGAACGTATGTAAAAATGGAGATCTTGAACCGTTTGTAAAAGATGTAACTCTTAAAGCATTACAAGATTGGTCTAAAAAGAATCCTGAAGATCTTCAAAAGATTTGTAACTTCTTTAAAGATGTAGCAACTGCTAGAACCAAAGCAGAAAAAGAAAAGACGAATGTAATTAAGAAGTATAAAGGCGATACTATTACAGGTATTCCTGAAGGATTTATTAAAGCAGAAAATAAGGATCATCTTGAATTGTTTATAGTAGAAGGGTTATCAGCTGCTTCTCC